TCCGTTTCTATAGTATTATTAATCGCCGCAGAAGTAGCGGCTGATCCTTGCCATGAAAGCCTATCATACAAATGAGTGACAGCCCGTGCTCGCGGAGGATCAGCTAAAGTCTGAATTGACAAAATACCCGCAGTATCCGGTGAAAAAGGCATTCTTGTTATAGTGGGCATATTACTACCAGCGTCAGTATGAAACATCGTCTTGTGACGCATAGATCCTCTATAAGCTGCATATGCAGGTAAGAAATAACTAATGGGACTCACATTAACTTCAACATGGCTCTGTCCAGCCACTTCATCAAAACCTTGGGGGTCTTGTCCCCTGTGATAAGGTATCACCTTATTTGTTAAAGTTCGGATAATAACTCTCCTACCACCAGTTGTAACATCTGTAAAATACCTCATAAGAGTGTACCTCTTAATTATCTCACGTATACTAGTAACGTTTTCTCCAAAAAAGACATTCATAGTCTGATCCACAGGTGATGCATCAGAAGCAATAGCATCTAATTGCTTTGCTGCTAATGGTTCATCGATTGCACCTTGTATCATCCCACTCTGAGATGGTAACGCAGGTTCACTCTGAGCAAGTGGCGCAGGTTCACGTTGAGAAGGAGAAAGTGGAGGTTCCCTAAAATAGGAAAGTGTTTGTATCTTTTCAGCATCAGGTTGAGCAAATTTGGCATCATCAACCATGGAAACAAATACATTAACTGAAATATCTGAACTAGCTGATGGTGAAACTAATTCATTAATTACATTTAATTCAATAACACCATTGGCGGTACGCATAAGCGCTTCAGTCAAACGTGTTGTTGGAGAAGAACTAATACTAGTATCAAGTGTATCAATATCCAACCAAGGTGTATTTTGTGCCCAACCTATTACTATTTCAAAATCTTCCGCATCAGCAATATCAATGACTCTAGAATAATTAGTATTATAGTCAATATTACTTCCCAATGAACGTGGGTCATATCTAACCAACATTCTACCTTTGTGATATGCAGATTTAACTACTTGGAATCTAAATTTAATAGACCCTTGCCAACATTTAAATAATTGAGCCATATGGCAAGCTGGTGTCATATGAAATTCGTGTGCTAAGTTAGGAGTAGTATAAGGAACTAAACGTGCTAAGTCAGGTGCCACACGACAATTCCATAACATGTCACCGGGACCATCATCACTTGTCCAGTTAAAACTGGCTAAATAAGATTCTCTTTTGACATAATCCAGAACGCCCATTTCATCTTTACCTTCCAAACCCGTCACTCGTGGATCAATAGTGACTTCATTTTTGGTATCAAGTGACAATTTACACACAGCATCAGCAGCATCAGTATTTGCTAAATTTCCTGTAGGTGTAGGTTTCATTAATTGCACATCAGTCACAACAGCTGGACGACTATATCCAAACATCCTAGCTACATCTCCAACGCCATTGGCTACTATCTCAGTAGCCCTTGCATAAGGTTTAATCAAAGGTACTCTTTGTAATAAACCAGCTGCTTTGGCTATGGAAGAAGCAGGTTTAGATATGATACCTTGACCATATTCATCCCCTGAATTCAAAACTCCCGATTGAGAAGGCAATACAGCCAAAGGACGAGAAGTAGGCATAGTTAAGGTGACATCCGTTGCCCATAAATATACATTAATTGTAACAGGATTTCCAGTGTCAGTATGGCGTAAATTACCAAACGATCTCAGAGTAATTTCTCCCAAATTTTCCACCACACCTGATTGTGTCAAAGAAATGTAATTTTCTTTATAAAAATAAGGAATATCCATAACAC